TTAATACCTTTTCACCACTACTAGAAGTTTGGGGTACTATTTGATTTACAAATTTTCTGTGTCCACTTAGCCTACGATAACCACCCTCAATGTCAGGCTCAAAGTTTTCTAACTTTAAAGCTTCTCCGGGTTTCATAAGAAAAGTAGAGCGATTTAAAACTAAACCACCCTCACAATTAAACGCTTCAATTCTTACTTCTGAGCTATCTGGCATTACATCATAGACCCAACACTAGAGCCTGTTGGCCTGTGTATTACTGTAGATCTAACATACTCAAATTTATTAATAAGTAAACTCTGCATATTTTTAATACCCTGTTCAAATCTCTGAAAGTTTATTTGATACTGGTTCATCTCTCCTCTGTATTGATATACAAAAGCAGCAGCCCCATCTGTAATAATAGGTTTAAACCTATCAGGTATTGTAGTAGTATCCCCATGTGCAGATAAATCTGAAGGAAATGTAAAATAATCAAATACTAATGTGTACTCTTTATTTGGAAAAGGATATAAAAGATAATTATTATCAAGTGTACGCACAATATGTCTAGGTACACCTCCATTATCAAATTGTGTGATTGTCTTTCCGCTACTATATGCAGCAGCTGTAGTACTATTAGCACCTCTTGTACACCCTGTAAGAGTGTTGCCTGATACTGCAGTATATATAATTTCTTCACTTCCTACAAAAACAGTGCCAGAAGCGTCAAAACCTGTGCTTGAAGTTAATGTAAGTGTAGTCACAGAGTCTGTATGTGAGCCATCTAATGTTGTAGAAACAATTTCATCTTCTTGATTTGAAAAGTCTTTACTTATATATTCATTATAATCTAGTTTAAATAAATTAGTACCAGAAGAACTTAAATCTGTATCTCTTTTTATTCTTGCCGTGTTGTAATCTATATGTTTTGCATCTGTAGGTACACTATAACGCACTACACCGGGAACTAAAGCAGAAGAATTAGTAGCATGATTAAAAGGATATGCAAATTCTTTTTGATTAATGTGGCGTATTGCTTCGTTAACAGCGTTTTGACATTGTATTTGAACACCTCTAGCATTAGTAAAGTTAGCAGAAGTAAGTAATACTTCGTTCATGCGAGTAATAACGTCATTAGTCAGTGTGAGAAACGTGAGTGCCATTATAACCCCTTTAGATGTAGCAATGGGGCCAGCGTAAAGCCAGCCCCAAAGTTTAATTTAGTATTACAGCAAGTCACGCTGGGCAACTGCTGCCTCAGTTTGAGCCGATGAAACATCTGCAATTACTGCATAGACACGTAAGCGTCCAGTTGCAGGTGCAGCACCAGCGATAACTACATCAATGGTATCTGCAGCGCCAACACAGGCAAGTGCAGCAGCAGCAAAAGTAGAAGCTGCGCCAGTGTTTACTATGTTAGCTTCGCCGTTACTACCTTTTACAAGGTATGTACCAGCTGCAGCGTCAAGAGCAGCACCATCAATGATGTCATCTCCACCAGCAAAGTCGATATTACAAGTACAAGAACCTGTAAAGGACTTCATGATTTCTGCACCAGCAGCAACTACTACTGATTCAGCGGGGACTTCAAGTAATTGAAAAATGTCTCCATCTGCGCCAGAGTAACCAGCCGTTACCATTGCATCAATATCTAGTATTGCTTCAATAGTCCGTACAGTGTTACCAACTACTGTTGGAACAGCAAGAACGTTTGCTCCAACACCAGCAGTATCACTGGAAGTCATGTCATAAGTAGCCATAGTTTATATCTCCCTTAAGCTGCGTTATAACGAGCAGTAACGATTGCTTCTGGGCGAAGAATCTTCCTACCGTAAAGGTGCATACCACGAACAATGTCAGCAAAGCTGTCAGGGTCACGATATGTTTCAGTTTTGTTGATCTGCTCAGCAGTTGCTACAGCAGAATCATGCCCAGCTACGATAACTCCCAGATTAGTCAGCTGGTTAGCTGTACCTGATGTACCCGGTCCAGTTCCTAGTGCAGGAAGATTGGAAGAAGAGTATACCCGGAAACCGTGGAAGTTTGCTACGGTCAAACCGTTACGCAACCCACCTGATTCACCGAAATCTGCGTTCATGAAGCGTGAATCTTCATCTGCAAGAATTTCCATGAATACTGGATCAACTACAAGCCAGCGACCTTGTGTGTCAACTTGCTGTTGGTCTAGCAAACGCTTCATGCGTGAAACAATCATCGCAGGTGAAACGGTAGCAGTTGGGAGTGAAGTAGCACCCGGCATACGAGCAGTCACAGGAATTGAGTGAGTGCCAGCAGACGTAGTAGTTATATTCCCAAAATCTCCCTTGTGAAGCTGCATAGATGAAAGCAACTCATTTGACCCTGCAGTAGAAACAGCTTTAGTTCCATTAACAGTAGTATTAAGAGTATCACCTTTGCTATGCAAAGTAGACTGCTTGTAACCTGACATATAAGCAAGAACTTCTTGGTCATGGTTGTCAGCTAAACGATATGCAGCACGATCAGTTGCAAGCTGCATGAAGTTTACATGAGAATGCGCTTCCTCAATATCGTCCATCTTAAAGGCAAAATAATTAGATTTATCAATGACTAATGTAAAATCAGCATCCTCTAAATCTTGAGCCTGAACGTTCGTACCCCTCGCGTACTGCGAGACAGAAATTTCGGGTTCTTTGATTATTTTAACCGTATCGCCTTGAGCAGAAATCTCTCCGAAATAGTCAGAGTTCGTTACTGCGCCTACGACACTAGACTTGCGGAATGCAAGTTGTACTTTTTTAGAATAGATTACTGGGCTAAAATTACCGTTTGGTAAATTCCCATAACCCGTTGCGGTTGTAAAAGCCATGAGTATGTCCTCCATTGAATGTTTTTGGCTTAGGTTTAATTAAGCTAAAACAGTTAGATTCAAGAGGCTGTACTTTCTAGGGTAGCGTTACTAAACGGGCCTATAGTTGTTCAGGTAGGTCTTAACTAAAATGTTTTGCTTATAGTTACTAAGGATAAAGGTAGCTACTGAAAAGTAAGGCTTTATCTTTAGTGGTAGTAACACCCATAGTTATACTTGAAAAACTACGGGTGTCAAGTGTTTATTTTAATTATTTATCTTGCGCCACCAGAAAGATCGTAAACAAACTTCCCTACACGCTGAGATTCAATAATTGCGTCCATGTTCTTTTCAAATTCCTTGTCAGACATTTGTTTGACTTGGGATTCACTGTAAGAACCTTCTAGGTCTGCAGTATCTGGCTTACTAGCCCTTTTATTTACTACAGCTTTTGCGGCATCTTTACTAGCTCTTTTACGTGATTTATTATCCATACCTTTATCTGATTTGTATAAGTCAATAACACGTATTACAGAGCGAGGATCGTCTTGGTTTTCATACAAAGCATCCTGCACCCACTTAGGTTGCTCTCCTGCCCAATCATGAAACTCATCACTGTCCTTTAAATCATCAAAGTCTGTATGAGAGTCACGAATAGTATCCATAGACTTAGCTCTATTTGCTTCTGCAGACATCTCATCAATATGTTTTAGACGATCCTCTGCATAGCTAAACTTCTCTTGAGCTTTCTTTTCTGCAATAGTCTCCACAATAGCAGCAACATCTGGATACTTGTCTGCCCAAGCTTGAATATCCTCGTCTGACTTAGGGGGCTTAACTAGTCCTTGCTCTTTAGCATTCTCTAGTTGAGCTTTTAAAACCTTTAACTCTTCTGCAGTATTGCTTTGGAGTTTACGAATATCGTCATACCGTTTTTTATATGTACGTTCTTCCCCTGTTTCAGGCTCTTTACTTTTTGTTTCAACAGCTTCTGTTTTTTCTTCTTCTACTTCTGCATTTTCTTCTGACGCAGAGATCTCTTCTAGTTCTGCTTCAGCTTCAGCAATACGCCTCTCATTAGCATTTTTAAATTTTGAGTCAACAAAACCTGCTATTTTGGGCTTTTCTACAGTTGTTAGTTCTGGCATCTTTTAATCCTTTTGTTACGACCTACTAGCTAGGCCACTTTTTCGCTGTTTAGTTTTCTTGTTAGTTACGTAGCCACCCTTCTTGTAGCTCTTTTTAGGTTTGCTTAATAGTCCCCCCTCATTACCACCATAACTAAAGTCATAGTCTCCTTTACCTTCTCCTTCATCATAGTCTTTTTGAAATTGATCTGTAAACTCTTTTGCAGCTTTTTCATTTTCTGCTGCTCTTTTTGCTTCATTCTCTGAAGATTTATCTTCTCTACGTTTTCTTTCAGCTTCAGCACTTCTTTGTATTCTTGAGGTCTCAGCAGAAGTTCTGCCAACAGGAGCAGTTTCTACATTAGAAGTATCAGAACTTCTACCCCATGTATTTGAATTAGGATTTACCACTGTAACAAAGCCCTCTTCAGCCTCTGGAGCGTTTTTAGGGTTCATACCCATCCTTATTGCCTCAAAATACATATCTTTGCTAAGATTTTTAGGATTCATAATAGAACTAGTATAAGCATCAGCATCTGTTGTTCCATCATTAGCATCAAAGTCTTTAACGAGTTTACCATTTTCATCTCTTAAGTAAGTTGTTGCACCTATCATATTTTTAGTAAATGCATAACCTCCTTTATCTCTAAATACAGTAGAACCTGCAAGTTGACTATTTATTGTATCTTTATTAAATAGGCTAGGCAATATATCTCTAACCTTAAGGCCAAAACCATATTGATCTGCAACAACACCTGATAAATTGTCAGCAGCTATTTCTCCTGAATCGTCTTGACCACTTATCTTACCTACAACTTTTCCTCCAACGCCTGTACCTGTATATTCACCATCTTTAGCTAGACCTACTCTGTCTGCATAAGTGCCGTAGTCTTCTCCTGTTCCTGAAAATATAGACCAAAACGCATTCTGTAAGAAGTTACCTTTTGAACCTGAAGTGTTATCGTATACAGGATTTCCATCAGAGTCAAACTTTTGTTCACCTTGTTGAGTAAAAGACATTGCACCAGAAGTATCTACTGTGCTACCGTCTAATGATATTTCAGGTTCTGTTTCATACACAGTTTTACCATCAGCATCTTTTTTCTCTATAAACTCTGGTTCTCCTGTTCCAATAGAACCAAAACTTGCTTCTCTAGGATCGTAATTAGGATTTTTAATCATAACAGGTTTAGGGACTGCTGCATTTTCTAAATCATCAAAAGTACCAGTACCATCTTCTGCATTTTCTATTGCTGCTATAGATTTATCAACTCTACCAAGAATATTAAATAAACCACCTTCTGGTATATTAAAGAACTTACTTAAAAGACCTCTATTGTCTATTTTAGTACCGTCTGAGTTATTACCATTTAAAACGTTTGTAATAGATGCTGTTCTATTAGTTAGATTTCTTTCTTTTGAAATAGCTAACCTACGTTTAAGTTCTGTTTGAGCCATAGTGTCAGCTTTATTTGCACCCCAGAATCCAACTAATGCTATAGGTGCAGCAGGAGACAATAAAAGCTTCTTTGAAAAGTCTCTCATTTTTTCATTACCAGACATTAAATCTGCTAATTCTTGATCTGTAGCTTTTTTGTAATCGAAAGGCTTTGCTACAACTGCATTACGCTCTCTGTCACGATCATCACGTTTATTTTGATCTGCTGTTGCACTTGCCGCACTAGCAGTTGCAGTAGCTTCAGATGCTAATACATAGCCATCAGGTAAAGGCAAAGTAGAGTTCCACCAAATAGGTATCTGTACACCATCAGGCCCAACTACAAGAGTTAATGAAATGTCTGAAGCCCCAGATGAACTCCACATATTATCAAGTGTAGTTTTATATTCATAAGGGTTATACCCTATTTCAAACCCTCCCATTGAGTAAGACTTAACAGCACCCCCATTAAAGTAAGCAGCCATGTAGCCACCTTCGTTAAGCTCTGCTGTTACAGGATTATCTTTTACTGTATCTGTAGGATTAGAGCCTTGCATTTGATCCGGCTTCATGTTAGCTGTAGTAGTACTCTTAACAGTTCCAATCTTATCCGCTACCATCTTCATAATTTTAGGGTTCTGTAGTGCCTTGTCAATTAAGTTATCAACCTCTGTAGGATTAGTTCCTATTTCAAGTCCCCCCTCTGCGTAAGCTACAGCTATACCTTTAGCGTTCATACGGTCATTAACAGTCTTATCATTAGCTGCAGTGTAAGCAATTTTATCCATAAGACCACCATCTGCTACCCCTGTAGCAAACATTTGTTCTAACTTTTGTACATCACCTTCATTAAGTGCCATGTCTTCTTGCATACCTCTAGGATCAGGTGATCCATCCATAGGAACAGGGTCACCACCTATTCTACCATCCTCTTCCATCTTTTGCAAGCCCATTTTTGCTTCAGCACGTAAATCTTCAAACAACTTTACGCCAAAAAAACGTACAACATCAGCAGGTACAACATACTCCCCTTCGCTTAGTTTAGCGTCAATGTCATCACGTACTTCTACTGGCAGTGATCCCGGTGGTACATCATTGCCTGATACAGGGTCTATCGTTTCAGCCACACCTTGTGTATCGCCGCCTAGAGCAAAAGCCATTTGAGTTTGATTGGACATACTGGTAAGCCCTCCTTGGGC